ACGAAAGCACAAGTTCTACACTATCGGAACTATACACAGAGATAGTGGCAGAAGCATTGTTCGTAGCAAGTGAAAGATCAATTATGAGACCACTTGTAAGAAACTATGCAGTAACAGGTGGTGGAAAGTCAGTTGAAGTTCCGATCTACTCCGCAGTATCTGCGGCGGCAGTATCAGAAGCATCTGATTTATCTAACACAGCAATAGACCCAACATCAAAAACAATTACTTGTTCAGAGCATGGGATAATGACAACTTTAACTGATCTAGGAAGAAATGCGGCTCCAAGAAATGTAGCGGCAGATATTGGTAGATTATTTGGAGAAGCTATTGCAAAAAAAATTGACACAGACTTAACAGCTTTATTCGGTGGTTTTTCAACTACTGTTGGTTCAGCTACTACAGCTATGTCAGCTTCATTAATCTTCCAAGCAGTTGCAAAATTAAGAGCAAATGCAGTACCAGGAGATAATTTATCTGCGGTAATCCACCCACAAGTAGCATTCGACCTAAAATCAGGTCTTACAAATACTTTTGCTAACCCAAATCCAGGTGTTGGTAATGAGATTTTAAGATCATCTTTAGTAGGTCAAATCGCTGGTGTTAATATATTTGAAACTTCAAATATGGCGGACTCATCAGGTAATAATCCAGGAACAACTGGAGATTACAAAGGTGCAGTATTCCACCCAGACGCACTTGGACTAGCTATGATGCAAGATTTAAAAATCGAAACTCAAAGAGATGCTTCTCTAAGAGCAGACGAGATTGTTGCAACAGCAGTTTATGGTGTAGGTGAATTAAATGACACTAATGGTTGTGAGATCGAATCAGACTCATCAATTCAAGGATAATTTAATACTTTGTGAGGGTGGGAAACTGCCCTCACTTTTAACAAGGAGAAAATTATGGATATTAAATTAACAAACGGCAGAAAAATAATCATTAAGGACAAAAAATATTACGAAGCAAATTTAGCTCATTTTGAAAGAAATGGTTTTTTTCCTGTCGATAGTGTAAAAAAAGAAATTAAAAAGGCGACAATAAAAGACATTACTGATAAAGTAGTACAATTAAAACCAAAGAGAAAAAAGAATGTTAAAAAAACTAAAAAGAAAAATTAAGAAGATTGTAGATTGGTTTATAGGTAAATATTATGGCTAATTTTACAGGTGCAAATGTAATAACTGCAAGTGATGTAACTAAGTATCAACCTGATGTATTTGATTTTGGTATTGCATCAGGTTCTACAGAAGCTACAAATTATTTTGCACAAACAACAAATGATATTCTTAGACAATTACGAATAGAGTGGTTTCCAACTTACAAAACAAATGTTTATACAGACATCACAGTTTTAAATACTGTTGAGATGGAAAATACAAAAGTTAATTTAGATCAGTTTGAAAGGGCTGGTGTATATTTATTTCTTGGAAGATTCTTGTTACCAGCATTGACTAAATTTAGACCTGAAACAGAAAAAGATAGATTTGAAAGAATGGGTGAATATTATATGTCAGAATATAATAGAGAATTTAGATCAATACTAGAAGATGGTGTTGAGTATGATTCAACAGCAGATGGGTCAATCGTATCTAATGAAAGAGAACCTTTACATGGATACAGAAGATTAAATAGATGATACAATTATTACTTGTTCCATTAAGAGTTGCTGGTGGAATGCGTATAGCTTCCTCAATAGGTGGTAATAGAGATCAAAAACTTAGAGGTGATATTCAACTTGGAATGAAAACTAACTCTAAGCAATTATCAAAAAAGCTAGGTAAGTTTCAAAGTAAATTATCAAGATCAATAGATAAAGGTGTAAGACAAGCTGGTTTTCAATTACTTGATATTATAAGAACTAAAACAGCAAAAGGTATTGATATTAATTCAAGAAAATTTGCACCTTATAGTCAAGGTTACATAAAAAAATTACAAAGAGAGGGAAAGAAAATTGCAGTTGATTTATTTTACACAGGAAGAATGTTAGGTTCTTTAACACCAAACCAAACTTTAAAAAAAACAGGAAAACATAAAGTAACACTTGCTTTTTCTAATGCACAAATGAGGCAAAGAGCATTATACAATCAAGTTCTTAATGAGCCAAACAGAGTGTTTTTTGGCTTTAACAGAAGAACAGAAAAGATTATAAACAAGTCTTTTGAAAAGTTTGTAAAAAAGGAACTTAGAATATGAGTGTAAGAGAAAACATAGCATCAAATTTATTGTCTGTAATATCAGCTATAAGTAGTCCTATAACTATAAAAAAAGCTACAAGACAACCTTTTGATTTAGATGAATTGTCAGATAAACAATATCCAGCAGTTATTGTTCAGACTTCTGAAGAAACAAGAGAAGATGAAGAATTAGGGTCAGGTGCAAAAACAAGATTAGCAACTATAGATTTTGTTGTATCAGGATTTGTAAAGGGTGCAGAATCAAATATTGATACAAAAAGGAATGAGTTAATTACAGCGATTGAAACTGCTGTAGAATCTGATATTACTAGAAACAACAACGCATTAGATACAATGGTTGTAGCTTGTGAAACCGATGAGGGTACTTTGTTTCCTATTGGTGGTATAAGAATGACTATTAGATGCGTTTATAGTTATCAATCAGGAACACCATAGGAGATAAAATGAATAAAGATAAAATAATTGATAAAATAGAAAAAAAAATAGATAGTGTAGAAAAATTGCACGATAAAGAAAGTCTTATGTGTGAGGAAATCAAAGATTTACTTGCAGAATTAAGAGATCAAGAAGATGAGTCATTTGAAGATGAGGAAGAATTTGAAGATGATGATGAAGAAGAAATTGACGAAGAAGAAGAAAACTAATATAACAATTTAATTATAGGAGAAAAAAAATGGCAGTACATCATGGAAAAGAGGGTGAAGTAGCAATCGGTGGAACAGGTGTCGGTGAACTAACTTCATTCACTTTAGAAACAACAGGAGATGTTGTTGAAAGTACAAAAATGGCAGACTCAGCAAAAAATTTTATTGCTGGTAGAACTTCATTTTCAGGAACTTTAGAAATGCACTTTGACGAAACTGATTCAGCACAAATTCAAATGACGGCTGGAACAACTTTAACATTCAAATTATTACCAGAGGGTTCTAGTTCAGGTGATAGAAAATTTGAGGGTTCAGGTATTGTTACCGGAATGAGTGTAAATCAACCGCTTGATGGAGTAGTTGCAAGAAGTGTTACTTTTCAAGGAACAGGTGCTTTAACAATAGGAACTGAATAATATTAATATATGTCAGTTATTGACATCGCTAAATCACATTTTGAAAACATAGGTGTTCAATCTATGGAAGTTTCAGAATGGAAAGATGAGAATGGCAAACCTGTCATTTTATATTGGAATCCTATAACACTTTTAGAAAAAAATAGACTCTTAAAAAAATCAGATAATCTTAATGACATAGCAATCTTAGCTGATGTTTTAGTTATGAAAGCTTTAGACAAAGATGGTAAAAAAATATTTAAGCTAGAAGATAAACAGACTTTGATGGAAAAAGCAGACCCAAATATTCTTCAACGCATAGCACAAAAGATGGTTTTAGTTCCCTCAATAGACGATTTAAAAAAAAACTAAAATTTACACCTGAAATTAAGAATTTACTTACAGTAGCAGATAGATTAAAAATAACTTTATCCGAACTTTTAAAAATGGAAGTTTGGGAGTATAACCATTGGGTATCATATTTTATGATAGAAAATGAGGAACACAAAGAAGCAATAAATAAGTCAAAGTATAAATAATGGCACAAAATTTAAAGATAAACATAACAGCAAAAGATAAAACACAACAAGCTTTTCAAGGTGTAAGAGGAAGATTAAAAGGTTTAAAAGATTCAATATTTTCAGTTCAAGGTGCATTAGTAGGACTTGGTGGTGGTCTAGCAATCAGATCAATAGTTGGTACAGGAAGAAGTATAGAAGATTTACAAGTTAGATTAAAACAATTATTTGGTTCTACCGAAGAGGGTGCAAAAGCTTTTGATGTTATGGCAAACTTTGCCGCTAAAGTTCCATTCTCACTAGAGCAAATTCAACAAGCATCAGGTAATCTTGCGGTTGTGGCTGGAGATGCAGACCAACTATCAAAAATTTTAGAAATCACAGGTAATGTTGCGGCAGTAACAGGATTAGATTTTGCTACAACAGCAGAACAAATACAAAGATCATTTGCTGGTGGTATTGCTTCAGCAGATATTTTTAGAGAACGAGGTGTAAGAGATTTATTAGGATTTAGTGCTGGTGCAACTGTTTCGGCAGAGGAAACAATAAAAGCTTTTGAAAAAGTATTCGGTCAAGGTGGTAGATTTGGAAAAGCAACTGACGAATTAGCAAATACATTCACAGGTACTTTATCAATGCTTGGTGATAAACTTTTTAATTTTAAAAGAAATGTAGCTGGAGAGGGATTTTTTGATGAACTTAAAAAAGAATTTAAATCTTTAAATGAATTTATAGAAGCAAACTCAGCAGACTTTGAAGCAATAGGTAGAGCAATTAGTAAAACTTTAACTGTTGTTGTAAAAGCATTTGCCGCCGCAGTTAGAGCAGTAGCAAGAGCAGTTGGATTTGTAAGACGACAAGTAGAAAACTTATTAAGATTATTAGGTAAAGATATTCCTTTAGTTGTTGAAATTGACAAAGTTGGTAAATCAGTTGATGATACAAATGCTAAATTAGGTAAGCAACAAACATTATTTGAAAAAATTAGAGATGGTATTAAAAAGCAAAATGATGCTTTTGACTTATCAAAAGAAATTGTTGGTAGTATTACTAAATCTGTTGGTTCAGTTTCAAAAAGTTTAGCTGAAGCAGTAGTATTAGGTAAAGATTTGAACGCATCTCTTAAACAATTAGCACAATCAATACTTGTAGAAATAGTTGCAAAAACTATTGAGAGAATAGCTTTACTTGGTATTGAAAAATTATTAACAAAAACAATATTGAAAAACGAAGATGATAAAACCGCTTCATTAAGAATGCAATCAAGAGAGATGGAAAAACAACTTGGCTTACAAGCGGCTATGGCGGCTTTTAGTTTTGCTTCAGGTGGTTTTAAACTTCCATTTTTTGCTAGTGGTGGTGCAGTAAGAAAAGGACAACCAACAATAGTTGGCGAAAGAGGTGCTGAAATGTTTATACCAAATTCATCAGGACAAATTACACAATCAGCAAGAGGAACAAATGGAAGTCCTGTAAATGTAAATTTTAACATCAATACTGTTGATGCAAGTGGTTTTGAAGAATTACTTGTCAGATCAAGAGGAACTATATCTCAATTAATCAATCAATCTTTAAACGAAAAGGGTCAAGGTAATTTAATTTAATGTCAGGTGCATTCCCAATATCAAGTTCTGCATTTTCAACAATGGGCATCAAGTCTATCCAAAACACAATTATATCAAAATCAGACTCAGGTAAAAAACTTGCAAGACAAATTGATGGTCAAAGATTTGCTTTTACTGCAAAAATAATTGTAGGAAAAAGATCAGATATTTATGGTGAATTGATGGCTTTTATTATGAAGCAAAGATCAAGAAAAGAAAATTTTACAATAATCCCACCAGAAATAGAAGATGCAAGAGGAAGTGAAACAGGAACAGTATTAGTAAATGGAGTTCATGCAGTTGGAGATACGACTATTGCTATGGACGCATTTGCTAGTGATGGTGCTGGTCGTTTTAAAGCTGGTGATTTTATAAAGTTTGCATCACATGATAAAGTTTATATGGTTGTTTCTGATGTTACAAGTTCATCTAATGCGGCTACTGTAACAATAGAACCACCGCTTACTACTGCTCTTGCAGATGACTCGGTTGTAACTTACGACAATGTTCCATTTACAGTTCATCTTACAAATGATGTTCAAGAATTTGGTGCTGTAGGTGCTGACAAAGATGGAAACCTTTTATATCAGTTTGAGTTAGATGTTGAAGAAGCTTTATAATGAAATATAAAGTAAAGTATTGGATTAATGTTGATGCTATTGCAGAAGAAATAATAGACGAAGAAAACATTGACTTTACTACCAATGATTTAGGTAAATATAATGAACCAACAAAAAATGCTAAATTTAAAGTTTTTGATGGTATAAAGATAAACAGAAGAAGTTACGAAAAATATGACGAGATCATTAACAACAGCAGTAAAGAACGAACTAGCGACAAATGATATTAGACCAATTCATCTTATTACTATTGGATTTGGAACTCCTGTAAATATAACAGATTGTTCTTTTCCAATTACAAGTTCTGTATCAGGTTCGAGTGTTACATATACATCATCAGATTTTATTTTAGGAGTTTCTAATTTTACAGAAGAAACAGATGTTACAAAAACAAGTTTAACATTAACATTATCAGGTGCAGACCAAACATTTATATCTACTTGTTTAAATGAAAA